TTAAAAAGCATTATTTAAAACCGAGAGTGATTCTATTTTAGTGTCTCCCAAAATGTGTAGATATACCTCGGTTGTTTTTATAGAGGAGTGACCGAGTAAATCTTTCACCGTTACAACGTCAACACCATTTCTTAAAAGCGTAGTTGCAAAGGTATGCCTTAAAGCGTGAAATTTCTTATGTGGGACTCCTGCTCTTTCTAAAAGTCTCTCCCATGACCTGCGTAAGTTTTTAGCATCCATATATGTGCCGGTAGCTGATGGAAATAATAAATTGTTTTCTGTGTACGCAGGACCCAATTTTAATTTTTCTTCTGCAACTAATTTATTTAATCCTTTCAATTCTTTCTGCAGGGATTCATTGATATGCAGCTCCCTTATAGAGCCCTTTGTTTTTGGTTTAGTTACCTTTGTTTCATATTCATATTCTTTTCCTGTATTATCTTTGAACTTTTTAATAATCTTAAGAGTTTTATTAATCTTTAAAATATTATCTTTAATATCTGTTTTTTCTAATGCGAGTATTTCACCTTCTCTTGCGCCGGTATTCAATGCAAACATCATAAGGTAGTATATTTTACTATGCCCTGCGACATTTTTTAATGTTTTTATTTCATTTTCTGTAAACACTTCGATTTTTAGCATGTCTTCATCTTCTATTTCATCCTCGGAAGTCTTCTTAGGCAGCCTTAAGCCCCTTACTGGATTTTTAACAATATACGACTCTGATTCAGCGTAATTAAAGAATTTACTTAACAATCTATGCAAATTTTTAATCTGAAATGAAGTTTTGCCTTCTTCCAATAGCCTGTTATATTCTTTTTGAATGCTTATTTTCTTTATATTAGTTATATCAATAAGTGCGAAAGTTTTATCTTTTACATAATTTCTATATACGCATTCGTATTTTTCGAATGTAGTGCTTTTGTTTCCGTTGTATCTCTCAATTTCCCACAGCCAAGTATGCATAGCCTTAGTCAAACTTTGTTTGCCTAAATCAGGATTTACGCCTTGTGCAAGCGAATCAAGATATTCCCTTTTCTTTTGTTCTGCATCAGATTTGGATGTGCCGTAGAAATTCTTGTATACCGGATTGCCTTGGCTATCCTCTCCGATTCTTGCTCTAACGCGAAAATATTCTTTGTCTCCGACTTTTGCATTTGTTTTTGGTTTGTTTGCCATATTGTCCTCCTAAAAACGAGTATAAAAATAATCCTTGCGCTCACAAAGGATTATACAGTATAATATAGCTGTGATAAGGTATTTGTCCTTTGTGGCAAGTATTCTGTAGTACCTGGTAGTGGTGTACCGGGTGCTATTTTTTTATAGTACTACTTTGTAAAATGTAAAACTTTCACCATAGCTAAATTTGTCACTGTTTGAAACTTTATATTTCTTTTCAATATCTTTCATGCGTATTCTCATTACATCTGATGAAACATGAAACCTTTTTGCTAATGAATCAGGAGTCAACTCAGGCAATATATTAAGATATTCTATTATCAAATGTTCAGGCATTAATAGTTCGGAAGCAAATAAATTTGCTTGCTGATCTAGATATCTATAATATTGTCTTCGTATTTCATATTTATATTTGAAATGCCCTAGGACTATATGACCTACCTCATGGGCTTCTGTAAAATTCTTTCTTTTATTGTGTTTATTTATGTCTACACACACTCTATATTTACCATTAGCTCTTAATATGTAACCATCTTCACCACATAAATCATCATATACAATATCGACATCTACACCATATATTTGTTTTATCAGTTTAATAGGTTGAACTGGTAAATCTCGTGTTGTTAAATCCTTAGTCAAAAACTTTGCCCTATTTCTTATTTCAATTTCAGCTTTGAAATTCATAATGTCACCTTACATTAATTTTCTTTTGTATCCTCTAAAAAAGCTTTCATTAATCTAATCATAGTTTTACGCGCTTCTGGGGTAAGTTCTTTTGTAGCACGTCTTAGAACTTGTACACCCTCTGGAAATTCTTCTTCTAATTGGTCAGTTGTATTTTCAGTTTCTGGTATATTTTCTTTTTGGTCTGTTCTTCCGAGCAGGTAATCAACAGATACATTAAAATAATCCGCAACTTTTTCAACTTTATCTGCTCCGGGTGTAGTTTTGATCCATTTATAGATTGACCCATTACTTAATTCTAATTCCTTTTCCAAATCTCCTACGCTAATACCCTTGTCAGTGCAAAGTTTCTTAACCCTATCCAAGATTCCCATTTTTTTCCTCCGAAAATATTCCAAAAATATATTGACAACAGAAAATAATCGGTTATAATAAGAGTATAAAACCGAAAATATTCCAAAACATAAAAATATACAAAAAATATTCTGTAAAGTGTGGTGCTTATATAATAGAATATTTTCAGTTATTTGTCAATAGCTGTGTCGAATATTTTCAAAAAAAATTAGAAAGGTGGTAATGCTTTATGTATCAAAAAATAAAAGTGCTATGTAAAGAAAAAGGTATTTCTGTATACATGCTTGAAAAGAAATTAGGCTTTTCTACTGGAAGTATCTGTAAATGGGATAATTCAATGCCGAGAGCAGATGCGTTATTAAAGATTGCAAATTATTTTGATAAACCAGTAGATTACTTTATTTCTTCTGAAGATGCAGAAAGGAGCGATTAAATATTAAAGAAGATTTAATTAATTTTAAAAACTAAGGAGGTGAGGAACCAAAATAATTATCCTGAATAAAAAGATAAAGAAAGAAGGATGAAAGCAGGAAGTAAAAATGAGGAAATTAATAATAATTGCAACATCGGTACTTTTTTATATTTTAATATTGAGATTTCTAAGTATGATTTCGATATTATCGAACCCATTATTTTATCTGACTAAAGAATTCTATATAGGATGCGTAATTATTATGGTTTTAGTGGTAATTGCACGCTAAAAAAAATCAAGTATTCTATGAATAATGTCGTATAGGGCATATATGATTATTCCCAAAAGGATTAAAATAATTGCTTTTAACAGAAAATCCAAGAACATTTTAAAGTATGTATCAAATTCTTTCCAAGAGTCTTTAGGCATTTGCTTGTAGCTATATTTAAAGAATAAGCCTCTCTTAGGAAGTTTTAGAATTTTTTTAAGATACTCATATTCTTTATCTACGGAGTAACATATATCACTGTATGTAGAATGTTTGAATGTACCTTTAGATAATTCGTCATTAAATTCAGAGATACGTTTAAAAAGATACGGATCAATCATTTCAATGTGATTATATGCTATATCTCTTAATTTAGCTGACATGTGCTGTGCTTTTTCTAAAGGCACCTCCTGATAAATAGTATCTTCGATTATTTTGAACATTGGCAAAAAAGCATCGTAAAATCTCTGTTTAGAGAGATTAAGTTTATATTCAACGCTATTAGTATATCCAGCAGCTTTATAACCAAAATATGCAGTTAACAAAGCTGTTATTAAAGCAACATATGAATCGGTTGTCATAAAACCACCTCCACTAAAATTATACAATTTTTGCAGTGAGGTGTAAACATCAAAAAAAGAAAGGAGTACCAAAGATGAATGAATTACAAATCAATAATCAAAGTTTAATAGTAAAAGAATACAAAGGGCAAAGGGTAGTAACTTTTAAGGACATAGACACAGTCCATGACAGAACATCGGGAACCGCAAAAAGAAACTTTTATAAAAACAAGATATTTATGATTGAGAGCGAAGATTACATAGTACGAAATTCGTACCAAGCAAGAGAAGAGTTTGGAATAACCGCTCCAAACGGATTAACATTGATTACTGAAAGCGGGTATCTGATGATAGTAAAATCTTTGACTGATGATCTTGCATGGCAAGTGCAGCGTGAATTAGTTAACAGCTATTTCAAAGTGAAAGAGCAACTTCCAAAAGTACCAGTTGTGCCTACGAGTATAGAGGACATAATGATTGCAAGCCTGCAGGAAATGAAAAATGTAAAACTTAAGATTGAAGAACAAGGCAGGGCCATTGAACAAACGAATGACAAAATAAAGAACATTCAGGATGCGGTTGTTGTAGATACACAAAATTGGCGCAAATGGGCAAATGCTTCAATCAATAAATTAGCAGAATCAGAATTAACCATTGAGGAATTCGGAGATTTAAGATATCAGAAATTAAGAACAAATACTTACAAAGAATTAGAATCCCGCGCAGGCTGCGATTTAAAGGTAAGGCTTAAAAAATTGAAAGAGCGTTTAGAAAAAGCCGGGGCCAAGAAGAACGTAATAAAAGAAGCCGGAAATATGGATGTAATTGAGCAGGATAAAAAATTGAAAGAGATATACACAGCCATTATCAGGGACATGCTCATAAAATATCAAAGTGCTATATAGGAGGGCCCCATGAAAAAGTTACTAACAATAAACGAAGCTGTCCAAGAATTCGGTATCGGCAGAAATAAACTATACCGAATGATAAAAACAGAACCTGATATTCCTATCCTAAAGGTGGAAGGAATTTATAAAGTAAACAGTACCATGTTTTCAGAATGGCTAGATAAAGCCACAAAAGAAGGCAGACAACTTTAAGAGCATATGCTCTTCATAAAAAACTTTAACAGATAAAAAGTCCTTAACCTACCAATATATGTAGGTAGTAAAAATTTAGAACTAAGGAGGGAATATAATGGAGATTGAAAAAGCGATAGCATATTTTAAAAATATGAAAGAAAGAAACTTCGCTGTCTTAAATGATTTTAAAAAAGAAATAAAAATGAAAAAATCAATTGGAAATAACAATATTGATTATAATACATCAACTTATGAGAACCGGGATGAATACTACTCATTGGCAATCCAAGCCCTCGAAAAGATGAAATACTTTAAAAACTGCAAAGACTGTAATTGCTATGACAGCCAAGGCGAATGTGAAAAATTTGGTGTCGAAGTAGACGGGGATTATGACGGTTGTACATTTTATGAGGATTGGGGTGATGAACAATGACTTATAAGTGCATAAAAGAAATGTGGCTTTCAAAATGTGATGGAGATGGCTTCTGGACTGATGAAGAAGGACACGTTCCCATTAGTTCCGAATGGTACGATGAAACAATTAATATCCTTGACGGTGAAGTGCATTTAGAATGTATCAGTGGTTGTGAAGATTTTACGTGGATAGAAATTTCAAAAGAACACTTTAAAGAAAATTTTGTTGAAGTGGAGGAAAAGCAATGAGGGTTAAACAATTTATGGACAAGTTCACCGACGATCAGGAATTCATCCGGCTTAAGTTAGCGGTTGTAATGATACTGATGATTGTCGGAATGGCGTTGGATAGTTAAAGGAGGAAAAGAAAATGTATATGTCGTTTAAAGGTATACATAGCGAATTTAAAAAACCGCTGGATTATAAGATAGAAACAGCATTAACAGCAATACAATCGGGATTTGATGTTTCTAAGCATAATACAGGGATTGCCTTTAGCGGTGGCAAAGATAGTACGGTTTTATGGGATTTAATACGTACAAATTTTCCGGACAAGCACCCGTATATTATATTCGGGAACACGGGAGTGGAATATCCGGAAAGTTTGAAATTCGCCCGACAACTTGGAAAAGAATGGGGTGGAGAGTACTTTAGAGAAACAAAACTTATGCAAACAAAAGAAGACGGACTTAAATATGAAGCTCAAAAAGAAGTGCTTGAATGGCTGGTTAAAGAAGGGCGCATAGGCGAAGTGCTAAAAGCTGACGGCAAATTAAAAACGACAAGAACGCTTGAAAAGGCAGCTACGTCTGAAATGTGGGAAGACTTCCACAAGCGCAACCTGGTATGGAAAAAGGGCACACCGATGTCATACTGGTGGTGTGTTGATCAGTACGGATTCCCGATTCTTGGAAAGGCAGCATCAAAGCTAGACGCACGACGAATTAATATAGATTGTTTTCTTAGATTTTCAAAGTCCGAGAGTGAAAAAGATGAAATACACGAATATTACGACGTTTTAAGACAATGCAAATTTTCTCAACATTGCTGCAAGGTACTTAAAAAGGACCCTTCTGAGCATATGCAGATAGAACTTGACATCGATGTAATTTTCAAAGGACTAATGGCATCAGAGAGTAAAAGTAGATTAACAAACTTCTCAACCCGGGGATATTTGTTTAAATCTTCTAGGCCACACTTAGGTGAAGACCCGTTTTATCATTGCAATCCATTGTCTATTTGGACGGATGATGACATTTGGGAATACATACACAAATACAGTGTTCCGTATTCGGAACTTTACAACATGAGTTATATGGACAGCGAAGGCAAAGAGCACAAAGTCAAACGTAACGGATGTTTTGGCTGTGCTACAGATATTTTATACAAAGATAATCATATGCAAATGCTTAGACATACACACCCAGAATTGTGGCAGTACCTTATGAAACACGGTTTTGCGAAGGAGCTTAAAAACCTTTACCACACAAGAAACAAGGGTATTCCAACAATTGTAGATATATTTGTGGACCCAAATGAATTACTGGAAAATCGTCCGTGCGCATTTGATGAAGTTGGGAAATATGTTGATTCTGACGGGATTTTAGATGAATACGACCCAGAAGAATAGATGAAAGGAGGTAGAGAATTGAACGAAAAAACGTGCAAAACTTGTTACTACAGCAGAGGAAAGAAATGCAGCATCATGCACAGTCCGATACCGGAGTGCTGGGCGGATGAAGCAGAAGCAAGAAGGAGGGCAAAAGAAATACGGGAATACACATCCGGCGGCAGAGCTGACGCAGTAAAAACAAAAAGAGTTTATACAAGGGAGGTGGCTGAATCACTGGAGAAGAATTTTAACCAGCTGTATGCCTGGGGATTGAATGATGTACAGATTGCAGAAAGGCTGGGAGTATCCCAAACAAGCGTGCAGAGATACAGACAAAAGTTGAGCTTACCGACGAACAACAATAAAAAAGAACCGCCCTGTTGGAGCAGGAACGGTCAAGAGTCCACTAAAGCGGACACACATTAATACTTAGGTTAAGTATAACAAATAATTGGAAAAATTTCAAGGAGGATTTTATAAATGAGTCTTAAACTCGTACCTTGCCCAAACTGTGGGCGGGTATTCCACATAAAGGGCCATAAACAAGTAACCTGCATTTGTACAAAGACATTTGGTGTAGTAAGAGATAAAGGAAATATTACCTTAAAGGAAATTAGCACCATAAAAACAAAGCCCTTTGGGCCTAGAAAAATATAAAGGAGAAGAAGATATGGAAATAACAATTAAAATTCAAGCGCCGGAATTGGCGGAAGCACTAAATAATATAGCACACGTAATAGCTATAACAGTAAGCGGAATGGATAAAGGATTAGAACCTGAACAACCACAGCAAGCATTGTCCAACAATGCACCGATAAATAATATTCCTGTGACAAACATTCCAATAACAAATGTACCAATACAGCAACCTCAGCAATTTGTACCTACACAAGCACCCGTACAGCAATTACCCGTACAGCAGCAACAGCCCGTGCAACAAGCACCAACTCAACAGTATACTGCACCGCCAGCGCAACAAGCACCAACTCAACAGTATACTGCACCGCCAGCGCAACAATCTGTACCTACACAAGCACAGTCTTACACAATGGACCAGTTAGCAATTGCTGCCACTCAACTAATGGATGCTGGTAAGAGAAATGAACTTGTTAACCTATTAGCACAATTTGGTGTACAAGCTTTAACAGCACTTCCAAAAGAGCAATATGGAGCTTTTGCCACCGCATTACGTGGCATGGGGGCAAGGATATGACGGCAGTAAATGCAAATGTACCGATAGCTGCTCCCTCTCCTGCCCATGCGCTCTTGTCTGCATCCGGAGCTGAACGCTGGCTGACCTGTACACCGTCAGCTAGACTAGAACAGCAATTCCCGGATACAACAAGCGAATACGCAAAGGAAGGCAGCCTGGCTCATGCAATTGCAGAATTAAAATGCAGAAAACAATTTATTGAGCCGATGAGTGCAAGAAAATTTAACGCAGCTTTAAAGAAAATGCAAGAGGATCCTTTGTATAAAGAAGAATTGTTACAGCATACGGATACATATGTTGATTACATTTCCGGTATAGTGCACAGCTTTGATTCACCGCCATATGTAACCTTTGAAAAGAGACTTGATTTGACGGCATATGCTCCCGAAAGCTTCGGTACCGCAGACTGCATAATCATTGGTAATAAGAAATTACACGTAATTGATTTTAAATACGGCCAAGGCGTACCGGTAAGCGCGGAGAGAAATAAGCAAATGATGCTATACGCACTTGGAGCTTACGCAGAATACGGATTTCTATATCCGGTTGAAACCATTCAGCTAAGCATAATACAGCCACGTCTTGATAATATATCTGAGTTTGAAATTACAATAGGTGCACTGCTTGGTTGGGGTATAAGCATTAAAGAACCGGCACAGAGAGCCTATAACGGTGAGGGTGAATTTGTGCAGGGTGATCATTGTAAATTTTGCAGGGCAAAATCACTATGCCGGGCAAGAGCCGAATTCAATACAAGCTTAGAAGAGTATAATTATATGAAACCACCTCTAATCAGCAATGAGGAAGTAGGACAAATATTAGAAAAAGCACAGCATCTTGCAAAATGGGTCAAAGACCTAGAAGAATATGCGTTGAGTGCCTGCTTAAACGGTGAGTCTATACCAGGTTGGAAAGCAGTTGAAGGCAGAAGTAATAGAGCATTTACAGATATTGATAGAGCTTTTGAAGTATTAAAACAAAACGGTATAGATGAAGCAATGTTGTATGAAAGAAAGCCAATCACATTGACAGCGGTTGAAACATTAGTTACCAAGAAAAAGTTTAATGAGTGGCTTACAGACTATGTCAATAAGCCTCCAGGCAAGCCAGCTTTGGCGCCTGAGAAGGATAAAAGAGAAGCTATAACCAATAAAATGACAGCTGCAGAAGTGTTTAAAGAGCCGCTTGATGATAAAAATTCAATAGAAAATAAAGGAGAGAAATAATTATGAATAACCCAACAACAATAACTACAGGAAAAGTAAGACTGAGCTACACACATCTATTTAGCCCTTATGCTCACAAACCAGACCAGGAACCAAAGTATAGTACAACAGTATTAGTTCCAAAATCCGATATTGCAACGAAGCAAAGAATAGATTCCGCAATAAACGTTGCTATAGAAGCAGGAATAAAGGATAAATGGGGAGGTTTTAGACCCCCAATACTAGGAATACCAGTATATGACGGAGATGGTGCAAGACCAAGCGATGGAATGCCTTTTGGCGCAGAATGTAAAGGACATTGGGTATTTACTGCATCCAGTAAACAGCCACAGGCCGTAGTAGACGCAAATCTTAATCCTATTATCAATCAGTCAGAGATTTACAGCGGCGTATATGCAAGAGTTGCGGTTACATTTTCGGCATATAACAACAGCGGTAAAAAAGGAATAGGATGCTATTTAGGTCCTGTACAGAAATTAGAAGACGGTGAGCCATTAGGGGGTGGCATATCGGCAGAACAGGCTTTCGGTGGGACAAATGCTGCTGCACCAGCTCAGCCACAACAGCAATATGGCTATGCTCCTCTAGCCCCGGCACCGCAGTACCAACAACCACAGCAGCAGTATCAACAGCCACAACAGTATGGACAACCGGCACAATACGCACAGCCGCAAGTGCCGGCTCAGCCACAGGCACCGCAGTTTGACCCGATTACAGGTATGCCGATTGTGCCAGGCGGCGTAATGGGGTTATAAGAGGTTGTCGATATGAGACACCTTAATATAGACATAGAAACTTTTAGTAGTGTAGACATTAAGAAAGCGGGATTGTATAAGTATGTACAATCCCCTGACTTTCAAGTATTGTTATTTGCTTATAGCTTAGACGGCGCACCAGTACAAATCGTAGACGTAATACAAGGTGAACAGATCCCACAAGAGATATTACGCGCTTTGTGGGATTACACGATAGTAAAACATGCATATAATGCTCCTTTTGAGTGGTATTGCCTAAGTAAGTATTTTGGCTTGCAAAATGAGGATATTACTAATTGGTTAATGCAGTGGCAATGTACTATGATGCACGGTCTATACTGCGGTTACACTGCAGGATTAGCAGCCACAGCTGTAGCCTTGGGGCTTCCTGAAGATAAACGAAAAATGGGTATTGGTAAGGCGCTTATAAAACTATTCTGTACTCATTGTAAGCCTACTAATAAAAACGGGCATAGAACAAGAACACTGCCGCACCATGAACCCGAAAAGTGGAATTCATTTAAACAGTATTGTATTCAGGATGTTGTTACAGAAATGGAAGTAGAAAGAAGATTAAGCAATTTTCCAGTACCAGCGCAGGAACAAAGACTATGGCAATTAGACCAGCAAATAAATTCATATGGCGTAGCAGTAGACCGGCAATTAATTGAAGGTGCCTTGTACTGTAGTGAAGTCGTTACAAATGAACTTATGCAAGAGGCTATTAATCTATCAGGACTGGATAATCCAAAAAGTGTAAAACAATTAAGTAAATGGCTTGAAGAAGAAACAGGGGAAGAGATAACAGACTTACAGAAAGGTACTGTAAACAGCTTAATAGGTACCCTGGACAATGAAAAAGCTGTAAGAATGCTTGAAATAAGACAGGAACTTTCTAAAACAAGTGTAAAGAAATATGCAGCTATGGATACGGCAGTATGTAATGACGGTAGAGTCAGAGGGTTATTGCAGTTTTATGGGGCCAATAGAACCGGCCGCTGGGCTGGCAGATTAGTACAAGTACAGAATCTACCACGTAATTACATAGAAACCTTATCAATCGCAAGACAATTGGTAAAGGATAAAAAGATAGATGCTTTAAAACTGATATACGGCAATGTGCCGGATACTCTGTCACAACTTATCAGAACGGCATTTGTGCCCTCAGAAGGCAATGTATTTATATCAGCCGACTTCTCGGCAATAGAAGCAAGAGTAATTGCCTGGTTAGCTGGTGAGCAATGGCGACAAGAGGTATTTGCTACACATGGCAAGATATATGAAGCTTCAGCCAGCCAAATGTTTGGAGTACCAATTGAACTAATTAAAAAAGGCAATCCGGAATATGAACTTAGACAGAAGGGAAAAGTTGCGGAGCTCGCACTTGGTTATCAAGGTTCATCCGGCGCACTAATAAGTATGGGAGCCTTGAATATGGGATTAACAGAAGAAGAACTTCCAGACATTGTATATCGTTGGAGAGATAAGAATAAGAGAATAGTAGACCTTTGGTATAGCTTAGAAGCTGCGGCATTAATTGTAATGCGTAACGGTCAGCCGGTAGGAATAAAGGGCTTGATATTTGCAAGAGAAGGAGATTATCAAAACGGACAGGATTTTTTAACAATAACTCTTCCAAGTGGTAGAAAACTATTCTATCCTAAACCGTTCCTATCTCTAAATGATTTTGGTAAGGACGCTTTACATTATCATGGTGTTAACCAAAATACTAAGAAGTGGGAAGTCATTTCAACTTATGGCGGTAAGCTTGTGGAAAATGTAGTACAGGCCATAGCAAGGGACTGCCTGGCTGTTAGTTTAGAGAGATTGGCACAATCAGGATATCAGACAGTATTTCACATACATGATGAAGCCATTATAGATAGGCATCTTGCGACGAATAAAGAAACAGAAATTGAAGCTATATCAAATATAATGGGGCAGCCTATTTCTTGGGCTCCCGGGCTGCTACTTAGAGCAGATGGATTTGCAACAGAGTACTATAAGAAAGACTAAAAAGGAGTGACGCTCCAGAATGCTAAACGATAGAAAAATAATTATAAGTGCCGCTGGTAGTAGAAAAGCTACCAGCTGGCCACAACAAAATATATACTGGTCTGAATTTGTTGAAAGACTGAAAACTCCTGTTAGAAGTACAGAGACG